GGTTCCCCCCATTGTCCCCCCACATAGGAGCCGAGCATTCCGCCCAGAGTGCCGCCGATGAATGTGCCAATACCAGGTGCAATGAACGAGCCGATCGTGGCACCAATCGCCGTTCCAGCCAACTCGCCGGCAGCACCTTTGACAGCTTGATCATCGCCGTCACGCCAGCCCTTCAAACCTGCGTAAGCGGCATGACCAATCGCCAGCGGAGCGCCCATCTTGAAGGCGGGCAATGATTTGACCAGCGGCGGTAGAAGCTTGGATTTGGCGCCATCGACCAGCGGCATGAGCTTGGCAGTCGCGCCGCTGAGCCAACTCGGGCGCATGCTTTTGGCCATCTCGCCGACCATTTTCACGCGGGTTATCGCATCGTCAAACATCGGGGCGATTTTGGCCGTCATCGTGCTCAAACGTCCGCCTCGACCGGCGCCAGAGGAAGGAACACGAGACCGCGCGCTGGAAGATGCGCGTCGACCGGGGCGCTTTCTTTTAGGCCCCTCGCCGCCGCCGTCGTCACCGCCATTGATCACATCGGCAATATCAGCGGGCAATCGCGCCGTCGCCAGACGCAACAGTTTCGAGTTGACCGCATCCAGCACCGAGGCGACCCCGGTCTTCAGGACACCACCGACGAACGGCATGGCGGCCACACCGGCCAGCGTGAGGCCAGCCGCCAGGAACGGCAGTGCTTCAGCAGCTGAACTCAAGCCATTGACCACAGCCGTTAGCGACACTGCCAGCGCGTCAGTCATGGGCGCGAGTGCATTTCCCACCGCTGTCGACAAACGATTAAGACTCGCATCCAGCGCATTCCAGCGCCCTTGTGACGTATCGCCAAAGGCTTCGGCCGTTTTCGTCGCGGCACCGGCGCCGGAACCCAGTTCCGACGTTGCGTAGTGGTGCTTGTCGGACACCCGAGTGAAGGCGGTCTTGACGTCGTCGGGCTTCTTCAGCAACTCAAGAATGCTGGTACTGCTCTCGCCAAACAGCGTCTTCGCCGTGGCTGCACGTTCGGGTACGGATTGTTTGCCAAGTGCTGCGAGTACCGAATCAATCGCACCCGGCGCATCCGTGCGCATCTTCTCACGCAATGAATCGGGGTCCAGGTGCAACCGGGTCATCGCCGAACGCTGTTCGGTTGACGCAGCATTTTCCTTGCCGAAGACCGAGGTAAAGCTCTTCAACGCCGTACTCGCAGCGTCCTTATCGGCCCCGCTGTTCAACAGCGCAGTGGCAAATGCTGCAACCTGTTCCGGTGTCATTCCCGATGCAACAGCGCTCTCGCCAGAGCGTTGAACGACCGCGCCGATATCGGCAGGTTTGGCGTCCAGACCGCTGCTGCCCAGATAACTGACCGCATCGGCCAGATCCTGACCTTGGTATCGATCCAGCTTCAAGGAGGAACGCCAGACCGCAAGCATTTCCCCCGCGGCCTTGACGTCAAGCCGGAAGGCCGTGGCATTGATCGCCGCGTCGCCGGAGTACGCTCTCAGCTCTGTCGCTCGCTGATCACCCTTGGCGCCGTCGGCAATACCAGCTCGCGCCCCGACCTGCTGGATTTGCAACAGATCCGCACCCGTCGCGCCACTGGCTGCAACAGTACGCTGAGTCGCGAGTTCGAGGGTCTGCTCTGAATGCGCTTGAAGCTGGTCTTTGTTGAGCCCAATCAACCGATTGAGCTCAACCAGCGCGGTCTCGTTAGCCATCGCCGATTGCAGCTTTTTCGGTGGCGGACGCTGCTCGATTTCCGCCTTGAGTTTTGACTTCGGCTCACTGTTGGCGGCTGGCGGCGCCGCGACGACCTTGAACAACGATTGCTGGCTGACCAGCAGCTCGCGCAGCTTGATCTGCTCCTGAGTCAGCAAGCGAATATCCACGCTTGCCAGCAACAGTGTCAGGTTCAGATCCTGCAGCGGTTTGCCGAGGTTATTGGGCAGGGTAATTCCGCCAGATGGGGTGCCGCTCTCACCGGCGTATGCGAGCGCGTATTTGTTCTCTGCCATGCCGCTCTACTCCTGTTTCACGCCAAGGCGAGTGATCGCTATGTCGTAGCGGCGCAACGCCTTTTCGGCGTCCCATTCCAGAATCTCCGCCTCACTTACCGGGTAAATGAGCGGGACGATATCGAGGATTACTTCGATGTCGCGTTCCGAAAGTAGGCCGCCGGCTGGTTTAAAAAATCGTCGATGCGCACCTGCAATTGGGTCCAGTCCGGGACGCTCATGTGGGCCAGATCGGGGATCATCAGACCGGTGCAGTGGGCAGTGATGAACTCGGCGCGTTCCTTGGCCGTTTTCAGTTTCTTCATCACTTTGGTCGCGCGCAGTGCCGGCATTTCCAGCGACAGCGAGGTCACGGTACGGCCGGTCACGGCGAGCGGTTGCAGCAGCTGCACTTCGTCAGGATCGTCGGACTTTTCCGCGTCCTCGACCTGCTCAAGAAAGTACGACGCCGGACGGGTCGACATCTCGTGCACGTACTGGGCGATGCTCACATAGTCCGGGCGTTTGAGCTGGTCGAGTTCCTTGACCGACAGGCCGGTGGCGAGCAGCGCCAGTTCGAAGAACTGATCGTCTTCATCATCACCGGCGCGCTCCAGCGCTTCTTTCTGCGCGGCGTAGAACAGTGGCTTGAGCTGGATCTGCTCGATCTGCGCGCCGTCGTCGCCGGTGATCGGCGACAGCAGGTCATGCTGGGGTGGCATCCACGACATGTATGAATTCCTTGGTGATTCTTTTAGATCCACTGTGGGAGCGAGCTTGCTCGCGAAAGCGGCCAGACATTCAGCATTGATGGCCACTGACCTGGCGCCTTCGCGAGCAAGCTCGCTCCCACAGGGTTTTATGATTGCCTGTAAGCCGGGGTTACGGCATCAGCACCGCACGACGCGCATCACCGAGGATGTCAACGCCGTTGAGCACGAATTTCTGGGTGCGCACGTCGATGTCGATCACCGGTACGCCGTTTTCCAGGCGGTTGTAGGTGCGGCAGGACAGCTCCAGGTTGGTCTTGGGTTTTTCGCCCATTTTCACGGCGGTTTCTTCAAGAGATTTCAGCTTGCCGCCGACCGTGTGATAGGTGAACCAAGTGTTGCCGTCCTGATCCTGACCGGCTTCACGCACGTTCAGCAGTATGTCGTCGCCCAGCTTCACGCCCAGTGCGAGCATGACTTCGGCACCCAGGCCCTGCAGGGTCAGCTTGGCGTTGAGCGCTTTGCCACCCTTGGCCATTTCTTCGACGATGAAACGGCCGCCACGCATTTCTTCCACGTCGAATTCGATCTTCGGTGGCGTGAATTCCTCAACGGTCGCCGACAACGGCAGGCCTTGCAGGGTGGCCGCGATGGCCTGTCTTACGCGGTTGGTAAACATTAGAGAACGTCCTCCAGGAACTGCTCGATGATTTCATCGCGGGCGTTGAGTTGATAAACCATGTGTTCGTTCGGCGCGTAGCGGCCGTAGTCGATGACCACGTACCAGGTGCCGTTCTTGTACTTCTCGACGCTGTTGAGTTCCGGGTGCAGGTACACGCTGCCGCCAGGAATGGTTTCGTCGGCGACCAGGGTCTGCAGCCAGTCGTTGATGCGCTTGACCTCCTGATCCATGAACGACTTGGTCAGGTTCTTGGCCATGGCTTTCTGGCCGGCCTTGACCAGCTTGCGGCTGATCGCGTCTTCGAGGCCGACGTAGCTGATGAACTTGCCGGTGATCGAGCGGTTACCCAGCAGCGAGAAGCCGCCGAGCACGGTGCGGGCGTAGTAGCTGACGCCGTAACGGTTGAGCAGATCGCCTTCGGTGGAGGTGTCGAGGATGTTGTATTCAACGACGCGGGACACGTCTTCGGCGTAGGTCACCTGGTTGCCCGGGCTTTCCCACTGCTTGACCTTGGCCAGCGCGGCAATCGCCAGGCTGGACGGTGCTAGGAACACATTTTTCTTCGCCGCTTTCGAGTACACGGCCGGCATGTTGTGCACCACCAGGCAACGGTCGAAACCGAGATCGGCGCCGCCCAGTTCCTGGCTGTAAGTCACTTGATCAGCGACCGACGCGTCCTTGCCATCCAGCACCACACGGGCCTTGATGCGCTTGCCGAACGAGGCGAACTCGCTGGCTACCGCTTTGGTGCCGGTGAAGCCCGGCGCGCCGATGATGGTCAGGTCTTCCGGGACACTGCCCAGTGCGGCCAGACCGAGCTTGCGGCCGGTGGTTGGATCGACACCGCCGATCACTGCGTTGACGGTGTCGGCCGGGGTCGCGCCCGCCTCGACGATCACCACGTACACCGGCACCTTGACCACTTTGAGAATCTGGTAAACCGCGTGGTACAGCGTGCCCTCTTCGGCACCGGTCGGATCGAGCAACGCGTGAGTGGTGAAGCTGTTGATGCGGAACGGGGCGTTACGCGGGATCAGCGGATCGGCTTTCGGCGCGGTGCCGACCAGACCGATGACGTTGTCACCCAGGCCACCCATGGCCTCGGGGGATTCGGTGGCATTGACGGTAATGCCGTTGTGCTCGAAGTTCAAAACCTCAGCCATGGTTAGTCAGCCTTCTTGGCAGCGGCCTTTTTGGCCTGGGTGGTAGGTGTTTTCAGTTCCAGTCGACCGGCGCTGTGCAGCGCACTGGCCTCGACGTCGAGCAGATCCAGGTCTTGACCGACGCTCGACCAGTGCCCACCGCCGGTGGGGAATGGAACGAGCACGGTGTAGGTTTGGCGGGTTGCCATTTTTCGTTTCTCCATAAACGGGAAAGCCCCTCGTGGGGAGGGGCTTTGGCGGGTGTTGACATGTTTTTTGCCGGGAAAGAAAACGCCCCGGGGTGCGGGGCGTTTACTGAGGCTGTGCAGCGATCCAGGAGGGCACGACCGGACGC